GTAAAGTTTTTTAGACTTTCTCATTCTCAGCCTCCTTATAACATCGTTATTCCCTATGCCAAAGTACAAGTTCGATGTTGAACCAGAAATGTGTGAAATCATCTATGAGCTGGAGAATGTCTTTAGGGTCAATCGGCTTTTCGGTCTTTTCCTGAATCTTGATGACGTTGGCATTGGCATTGTTACAGGCGATTCGGATAAGCTCGGTTAAGTCCCTGTTTGTCCATGTCAATCTCGGCGTTCCTTGACTGCCACCGTTAGTAGGTTCATCATCAAAGGTTTCAGTTTCATAGATTAAATCTGCACCGAAAATGTTGTGGTATGTTTTGCCATCATTACCTTTGCTTGTTTTATAATGGAAAACTACCTTGCTACGTTCTTTAAGCTCAGAGATTCTTTCACGTAATTCTTCGGGCACTCTTTCTGTAAGGGTAATAGAATAAACCTTGTCTTCTGAATCGTGCTGTAGAATGAACCCTCGCCATTTACTGTTCTTTCCACTTGTTAATATTTTTTCGATATAATCAGGCTTAGTTTCTTGTAAATCTTCCATGTGTTCCTCCATTATGATTGCCTTGTAAGAGTAGGGGTAGAACCATTTCTCAAATTCTGCAATTTTCTCCATGTCTCCATGTGCTGTGGCAGCCACTCGTTGAATACTCTGTTTTCCCAAAACTCTTCCCTCTCTTTCCTCTCGATCTCGCTGAGTCGGCAGTCATACGCCTCCAGGCATTCCTCGGAACAGAAACGCCCCCATTCGTTAGGTTCGTGCCATATTCCGCACTCGTCGCACTGGATTTCAAGAGTGTCGTCAATTAACTCTTGACAATTGGTTGGATTTTTGATACTGTCTTTCATGTCATGCCTCCTTGTAGGTAATGTCATCGTTTTATCTTTCCTGTACTCCTTAAAATGTCATCGTTTTATCTTTCCTGTACTCCTTAATTTAACTCATAGAATGATACTTGTCAAGTAAAAAAAAAATTATTTATTTCTTAGCGTTTTCATGCGCTCTTCTACTCTCTGGCGTGCGATGAAGAAAATCCTAGACATTAGCCTGAATTTTTCTTCACCTGGGATTTGCTCGATACAGTTCGGACACTCTTTATAAGTGGGAACTCCCACTTCCTTAAAGAATTTGTCCGCACCAAATCCCAACAAATAAGCCTCTAGTGTGCCCATGCCCACAGCCATGATGAGCCGGCAAATTTCCGGCTCTGTGTGTTCATGGAGTTCGATTACCTTGTCAAGGTACTCTTCCATCCAGTCCTCAATTTTGAATTGAAGACGCTTAGTGTACATTGGCATCTCCTGTCGCACCTCCTTTTAGTTTAAGCATCCAAAAACCCTGGCTACTATATCGTAATAGGGGATACATTTCAATCACTTTCCTTTTAGACGCATCCTCCACAACAACCCCAAGGAATTAAATCATTTATCGCATCTAATACCAATTCTTTTAATTCTTTGGGGAAATTCGGCGGATATTTGCTAATGTCCCACCCTCCTGATTCTACATGTTCGTCATAATTTTCATCAAACCATACAGTGCCACCACTTACTAAACAATAATCAGGAAAATGCCATTTTTTTCTATTAATAGTAACCCATAAATCTCCAGAACATAAATTGGGATAATCACCATCATATTCTATTTCAATAATTATTTTTCCATATTTCTTTGTTCCTTCATACATTTTCTTCTCCTTATATCAGAAGGCGAGGGAGTAGGGGCAAAATGAGGTAGGGTTGATCGGTGACAAAATGTTTCCTCCCCCGCCTTCTTGTATTCATTGTTCTCCTTTTTTGTGTAACCGGTTACACAGATTACTTTTCCAGCCATTGATACAGGATCTTTGCCAGCTTCTTCTCCGCTCTTTCACCGTCCACGTCTATCGTGTATCCGGAGTGGTATCCATCCTCGTCGTGACTCTCCCAAAAATCGGCGGAACATTCATCAACGACAGCGTCAATAATGTCATTTATTAATTGATCCGTGGTATTCATTAGTCCTCCTTTTATTTAATTTTGAGTAAGTTTGAGTAACTTTGGATAGGTTTGAGTAACTTTTGAGTAACTTTTGAGTAACTTCACCCCGAGAAGCCACTCAAACACCATCTCTTTTTTCTCCCCTGTTGGAACAGGCTCGCGCGCGCGTGCGCGCGTAATAATACTTACTAAAAAACCCCTCTTTAATAAAAGAGAGAGGGGGGAGTATGAGGGGGGAGAGAGTACGCCCTCACTCACTTTAGAGGTTCGTTCGGGCGTATTCAGCCTAATTGAAATATACAATACATTCCCTCCCTAGCGGTGAGCCGTTAGTCATTATGTTTTCTTCCCATTCATAAGCTGTGTTTTTTCATATATCCCTTGTTTTTTCTGTCCTTCGTGGGACATAAGAACCGACACGCCACCATAAGCCATAGTTATGAAACCGTATTTTTCAGCTAGTTTCATAACCTCTGTCCAGTTGTTATCTTGGGTATTCATTAGATTTGCCTCCTTTTGACATTGCGCGGCGAACTGATTATACCTTTCAATGTCTATTTGTTTGTATTTACCCATTTCTTCTCCATTATCAATTGGTATATGGCTAGGATCTGGCGCGGTGAATAACCACAGCGCCGAAGCCATAAATACCAAAGATAATCAAGTTTATTCATAAGGCATATCTTGTAAGTCAGATGTAATATTGGCGATATTGGCCAAGTCTTTGATAAATGTACGTCCAAATGACATTTCTTCGTGTTTCGATTGAAACATATGTCCTTTACAAGCATGAATGTTTTTCATCATTATTGGGGATTCATATTGTTTCACCGAAACAAAATGTCGCGATGCCATAAAAACTCTTGCGACGAGACGATTGTTCATATCGTCCCATCTCTTAATAATAATTCTTCTTTGTTTCTTCATTTTGTCACCTCTGAACACAATATAATCCGAATTAACAGATTTGTCAAGTCTTTTTTTTATTTTTTTTTCATTTTCCTCAAGAAAATATTTTTTCTGTTCACCATCCTGTTCACCGCCGACTTCGCGCCGGCCAGAAACTCCAAAAACCTCAAATTCCCCCCAGTATCAAGATCATTCCCCACCCCATCCCATCCCCTCAATCCTTATCCCCTATATAATACTATATGCCCTCCAGCCCCTGGGGGATAACCCTCCCAACTCCTCACCTCTCCTCTGGTCTTATTCTCTTTTTCTCCCTGGGGAGGGGAGGGGAAAGGCCCTAGGGAGGGGTCGCCCTCCCCCATGGGGTTATGGGCGGGGGATAACCCCTGCGATAATACATGATATAAAAAGTAAGCATATTGCGGAATTTTAATTTCGCTACTCAGCATAATCGAAGATTATGCAAGATTGGGGGTGGGGTGTGTTCATGTCGATTGTGTGTACATGAGTTGAGAATGTGTCGATTATGGGTATATTATTAGGCACGGGGATTTTAAAAAAAAGATTGAGATAGTACTTGACAAATGTGTTAATGGGGAGTATATTTATATTAGGCCGCGATGATTATGAAAGGAGTAGTGAATGATTAAGGTAACTGGGTTATGGGAGAAGGAGAGGCAGGGGGGAGGTATTTATTATTCGGCGCGGTTGGGTAGTATTAAGGTGTTGTTATTTCCCGTGGACAGAAAGGGGGAGAATAGTCCCGCGTTTGACATGTATATTAGCCAGTTGGAGAGCAGGAATGATTAATGGGCGCAAACTATGTAGTTGTGCCTTTTTATTGATCTTTACCGTGGCGTGTAGTTCGCCTTCTCAGGTGGCGGAGGTAGTGTTTGATGGTCCTATTTACGCCGCTGGATCTGGGGATTCTGTTTACTTTACGGTAAGCGTTAAGAATATAGGCACGGTTACGGCGCATGATGTCGTGGCTACGATTGCCGTGCACAGGGGAGAGATGATACTGGGTTTATATGAAGTGGGGTTTGATGACGTACATCCTGGGTGTTGCGAGTCGAGGCCGCAGAGGGTGGCCCATGTGGAGTTTGGCGATGATATCAGGGTAAAAGGAACATTGAGGTGGAGATGAAGATTAGAGAAGCGATTGAAGAGGTGTTTTCATACGCGGAATTGCTGATAGTAGCCCGCCCGCCGAGTAAGCTGAATCCAGAGCGACAGCAGTATGTGATTACTGGGCTTACGTGTCCCAAGTGCGGGGAAGTGATGAAGATTAATCCGCGGTCTAATGAGCGAGTGCCTTTGGAGGATGGCTACAGCAGGGCGTGTGGCGGTTGCGGGGCGAGGCTCTACAGGAAGGGGAGTGTTATTAAGTGCGTAGGGTGAAGAAGAAGAAGGATAATAGTACCACAGAGGCGTTGAAGGAATTTCGCCGCGAATGGGCAAAGGAACATGAGGATATTCTAAAAGAGGCCGAGGAAGAGAATGAAGGCACACCAGATAAGGGCTGACGAGGTGGTGCAGATCGCCGAGGATGAGCTTAACAAACTGAAGCCTGGGGAGTATTTCCAGTTAGAGGCTGTTGGCGCGTTTACGTGGCGGTTGGTGAAGCGGAGAAGGGAAGATGCCCCTGTATGAGTACAGGTGTTACTCCTGCGGGTACAGGGTGGAGGTATTTCACGCCGCCGACCTCGATGAATGCCCTAAGTGCCACAGCAGGAGTTGGACACGGGTTCCGTCAGCACCCAATTTCAAGGTTGTCGGCGGTACTCCTAAGTTCCACGGAGATAGTAATGAAACTGCCGATAAGTAAGATACTCAAGACACTAGGACTCGCCCTGTTGACGGCGAAGATAGTGGAAAGAATCATAGATGCGTGGAAGAAGAAAACGTGGTAAATTTTACCACAATCGTGGTAAATAATACCACAGAGTATTGAATAAGCGGTTACTCGTTATCGAGTAAATTAACATAAATATCACCTCTTAGGGGGATTCACCCCCGATTACCCAATTTCCGTAGTTAACATATGTGTTTTTTTGAGTATGGTATAATATGTAATAGAGAGTGACTTGACAAGCGACACGGAGGTCTAGCAGGAGAAATGATTGAGTACGAGCGAAGAAATCAGGGCTGTTTACGAGCAGGACATCGCAGAGCAGGAGAAGATAGTCAGGAACAGGCAGGGGATTTTGGCTTTTTTGGACGGCGAAAATCTCCAGGTACAGGATTTTCCAGAAATGCTGTTATCGGACGATGACAGGGATCTGTTGAAGCGGATATATGAGAATGATGCTGATTGGCGGACGGAAGAAACAGACGGCTTTCGTCTATCGGAAGAAGATAAACGCCGATTCGGGGAGTTGCTATTAGAGCTTGCAGGAGATGGTGATGCTTGATGGGATAATGTTTTCGATTGCGACGCGGGGCGAGGTCAGGATAGAGTGGATTATTTTTCTCGTCGCCCTTTATGTTTTGGGGCGGTATTTTCTTAAAAAGTTTGCAAAATAACATAAATCGGGATGCGCCGCTGATGCGGAGGGAGAAATAGGCAAATAAATGTGTGTAACCCGTTACACAAAATTGCGAGTGGGGAAAAATGCCTAAAAAGTTGCACGAGAAGCTAAGAAAGAGTGCCAAGAAGAAAGGTCTCAAAGGAGACCGAGCTAAGGCTTATATCTATGGCACCATGAGCAAAATCGAATCAAAGAAGAAAAGAAAAAGCACGAAGAAAAAGTGACATATTCTTGCGGGGCTATCGTCATAGTCTTGCCTGCTGAAATATTCGAGAATATCACCATCTGGGATGTCCCTGACAAGGTGGCATCCCGTTATAAAAACATTCTGAGTAACGATTGACGCTTACAATTAACTGGGACAATTCCAAGAACCGAGATTTTTTAAAGGGTAAGAAACGCCGAAAAACGAAACGCAAGCAGTCTGTACGGCGAAAAAGGCGTAAGTAATGGCAAAAAAGAAAAAACAGGATTTTGAACAGACTAAGACTGACGTTGAGCCGTGGTCGGGCGGTGTCAAGGTCAATTTAAATAAAAAAGTCAAGGGTGACGTAATCCGAGATGTTCTATCAAGGGCAATTAGCCCGATTCTCGATGCAGAACTCAAAAACCATGAGAAGTTTATCAAGAAGATCGAGAAATGGAACAGGCAGTATCGGGGGATAAAGCCGTCAAAGACATACCCCCATGCGAAGGCTGCAAACACGGCGACACCGCTGACCCGAAGCCGTGTAGATACGGTAGCCGTGCGGATTATGGACGCTATTTTCTCACAGCAGAAGATATGGGTTTTCCGTGCTTTGGAGGAATGGGCTGTTGATTTAGCCCCGAAAATTGAGGACGGGGTGCATTGGTGGGCTAAATACATAGCCAAAGTACGCAAAACCATCTTCAGCCCCTTGTTGCAATCTCTGAAAATCGGTACTGGAATCATTATGGTGGACTATGAACGCCGGAAACGGACGACATACCGCTATGCGACGAGCGATGAGAAGAGAACAAAGGACATAAGGACGTATAAAACCCCAGAGGGAGAGGATATCGTTAAAGTTCCGCAGACTATTTACGATGGTCCTGTTCTGCGGGCGATTTCAAGGGAAGATTTTGTCATTTCCAGCGATGCAACGAGCATTTATGACGCTCATTTAGTGGGATATCGGACTTATGTGCCGAGGGCTACCTTCGATTTTAGGGTAAAAACGAAATATTACGACATTACCCAAGAAGATGCCGAGAAAATCCAGAATGACGAACTGGACGAGACAAAGAGGAAGAGAATCGCCGATTCTAACAAGGAATATGACGAGGATATCCGCGAGTTCGTGGAAGTGTGGAGGCTGTGGTACAGATATGACGTAGATGATGACGGCGAGGTGGATGATATCATTATAGACATCCATAAAAACTCTGGTGTGGTCTTAAAAGCCGATTATAACCATTTGTTCTTCGGATTCCGCCCGTTTAAGGAACTTGTATTCAATCCTATCGAATTTTCCTTCGACGGCGAGGGAATGTGCGGAATTTTGGAGAAGATTCAGGAAGAAATCGACACTTTACACAATTTGAGGATAGACAGGCTTCACCAGATAAATGTGCCCGTATATTTAACGCGGATGAACTCTGAGGCTGAGAACCTGAAGAAAGTAGAGCCTGGATTGATAGTGCGCACGGAAGAACCAGACCTCGACTTGAGGATGCTGGAGTTTTCCGACAATTATCCGTCCACGTTCACCGAGGAACAAATTCTCACCCAGTATGCTGACCAAGCTGTGGGGATTTCCCCATATGTGATGGGACAGTCCACATCTGAGCGTCCGGTGGCTAGAGAAGCACTCGCCTTGATTCAGGAAGCCAATAAGAAGTTTAAGGTCGGTATTGACAACCTTCGGGCTGACCTTGCGGATTTAGGGCTATGGATCGTGGAGATGTTTGCCCAGTATAAGCCCCGATATGAGTACAAGATTGAGAAGATGGGGGCTAATGGGCAGTATTTTGAGAAAGACGTTGTAGATTTCCCGTTTGAACTTATCAGGGACGGATTAGCCGTTGACCTGATGGCTTCGAGCGAGGTCATGAACACCGAGATACGGAGAGAGATTGATTTGACATTGTATCAGTTGCTCTCCGATTACTATACAAAACTTGCGGGCATGGTACAGATGATGCTCGATGTCAACGTACCGCCCGACATGAAACCGCTTATGCAGAAATGGAGCCTGATATTCGAGAAGTTGATGGAACGCATAGTGAGGGATTTTGGTAACGTGGATGCGGAGTCGCTGGTTGACCACATTCCTGAAGAGGTGGCTGACATGGCGATAGCGCAGCAGATAGACCAGATAGTGCAACAGGCTGTTCAACAGGCGTTGCAAGAGCAGGGGCAGCAGTTTCAGCAGGAGATGATGAAGATGCAGGAAGAGATGATGGCACAACAGATGCCTCCAGGGGTACAGACGATGCCTCCAGGGATGCCGCCGAATGTTGGAATGTAGGACGATAAAGAAACAGTCGCTTTCCGGCGGAGAATTGCAGAAGATTTTTTCAGATTTCAAGCGTTGTTCCGGCAACGCATACATTAAGCTGTTTTTTGATTACATAGCATCTAAACGCTTAGACACCCTTGAGAAGATGGCTTTACGGAATATTGATGAAGAGAAGACAGACTTCTATCGAGGGTATGCGAGTGCGTTACATGAGATACCCCATTTCTTCAATAAACTCATTGAGGAAGTGGATAGGAACTTAAAGACAGGATAAACGGCGATGCCGATTCTGTCAGACAGGAGTTAATTTATGGCGAAAGAGGACAAACTGCCGACTGATGCTCCGCAGGACGGGGGAACGCAGGACGCAGATTCTCAGACGCAGGTTGATGACTTTTACAAGGGTAAAAGCCTTGATGATGTCATTAAAATGCACAAGGAGCTAAAGTCTCATTCTGACCGCCAGCTTGAACAGTTAAAGGGCGAGAAGGACAAAGAGGCGGAAGCTCTGAAAAAAGAATTACAGGCGTATGAGTCATGGTACAGGCAAGCACAGTCTGGGCAGGGACAACAGTCCCAACAGAGTGCACAGACACCGCAGATTGACAAGAGTAAAATCGTGGATGCTTTACTGGAGGACCCTGTAACCACGCTTAATCAGATTCTTGATTATCGTGATTCACAGAGGATGTATCAGGAGGCATACTACGAAGGGCCGTCGGCTTTACAGCGAGCGAAGAAAGACAGACCTGACATTTTTGAAGGCGTGGACGACAACTATTTACAACAGATTGTTTACGGCGGAATACAGTCAGGGACGTTGCATCCGAGTCTTGCGAAGAAGCCGGAGGCATGGATGATGGCGGCTGGGCAGGCGAAGCTCGTTCAACACGACTTCCGTTTCACGCCACCGCCTCCGAATCCGACTGCTCCTCCTGCGGGCGATTTGCCGCCACAGACGAAACGTCAGAGTGATGATTCTGGGGATGAAGTGCCGGTAACACAGCAAGCTAAATTTCTGGTTGGTGCACTTAGAGACGAATCCCCAGATGAAGTTGATTTTGAGAAAGTAAAAGCGCGGGTTCAGAAGATTCGTGAAGAAAGACTCAGGGGTGGAGAATAATCATGGCGACACATCTTGGTGAAGTGGAACTCATTGATTTGCGAAAATCGACTCTGGACAAGGAACATTCCGATACTCAAAACGGCGTTTATCGTTTCAAAAAAGAGGTAATCGCCGAGCGTGGGATTACTCGAAACCCGAATTGGAAGCATAAATGGGGAAGCAAACTACCAGCCAAACGGTTCACTCAGAACTGGGAGGCGGCGTATGGTGCCGAGAAAGTCGGCGTGAATCCCTATATTTTCCCAAAGGGTGCAGTTCTCGATGAGAACGGGCATTGGGTTTATGGCGATGCCATCCTGATGCGGATACCCCTTGAGACTTATGTGGAAAAGATAAAGCGGGATAAGCAGTTATCCGAAGACGAGATAGCCAGCATTGGACGCAAGTTCCAACGCGGCGTGGGTAAAGAAGCCCTGTCAGAAGAAGAAGTAGCAGATATCCTTGGTCTTTAGCGAGTCTAATGAACCTCTTACGGAGGATTATTAGATGGCCGCTGTAACACCGAAATTTTTATTCGGTTTTAAGCTCGTTAAAGGTGATCCTAACTTACAAGAATTTTCCGAAGGTTCGACTCAGGCATTTAACGCTGGCGACCCTGTGAAGATGTCAAGCGGGAAACTGGTCCAGATGACCACTCCCTCTGACACTTCAACGACCACCGTTGTTTCTAGCGGTTTTTGGGGTATCGCGGCTAAAGATGCCAGTGGAACTGCAGGAACTCAGATCCCCGTGTATGTGCTCAGACCTGAGCAGGTTTGGGAAGTACATGCAAAGCGTGGAACGAAACCCTCTACTAAGGCGACTTATGATGAGGGCAAGAATGTGAAGGTTTCCTATTATGCGAATACGGGTTACACCGTGAGCGATGGGACTTCGACTTCTACGACCACGATTGGGGCTTGGTACGCAGCCAGTACCGCCGCGTCAGCGGGTAAAGGTATTGTTATCGTCAATTACAAAGAAGGCGAGGCTGGTGTACAGGGTGGACGTATGCATGTCCGCTTTACATCAGATGCGTGCGATGCACAGTATTAATAGGGGGCGGAGATGACTTGGACAATAAGTTGGGATGACAGTACAAATAAGGATTACCTAAAAGGTACTCTTTGGGAGATTTTTGACAATACCGCCCGCAAAGCTCTTGTGGAGTATCCCAATGTCATGAAGGACTTGAAGCGCAAGGACTATTATGACAGGGATAGCCGCATGGCTGGACCGACAGGTGTGCAGTCCTTGACTGATGGCGAGGACATTCCTCTCACCGACCCGACAAAGGGCGACGAGAAAGAATGGACACAGACCCGTCACGGTCTTGGGTTCAAAATCACCGACGGAATGAAGCGGTTTAACCGATACGACCTTATGGCGAAAGCGACGAGGAAACTCAGCACGTCCATGAGAGAGTATAAGGACACTATCGTTGCTCGGCTGTGGAACAACGCAACTGCGACAACCTATGCTACTGGTTATGATGGGTTGGCGTTGGCTTCCAATAGCCACACGGCGTTGGAGGCTGGGTACACATATGACAACTATCTGGATGCCGCACTCGGCGTTTCTTCTTTACAGAGTGCTATTATCTATTTTGACAAGCTCATTGATGATAATGGCGACAAAATGCCGAAGAAGCCCAGAAAACTTGTTGTGAACCCTAATCTGCAGTTTGACGCGGCAGAGTTGCTTGGTAGCGACAAGGAACCCTATACCGGCGATAACCAGATTAACGCCATTCAGAAGTTCGGACTGAGCTATTATGTCTATCACAGACTTAGCTCTACGACTTCCTGGTTCTTGATCGGCGATACGGGCGACGATGATTACGGAGCATTCGTGGCTACTACACAAGACCCTGACCTTCAGATTCAGGATGCTCCCCCTCCAAGTAGATCAACCCTTGTGACATCACAGCAGTGGTTTACATACGGCCTAAAAGACAGTAGGTTGATTTTTGTTGGAGACACTTGATTTAGAGTGAAGATAAGGTGGGTGGCTGTTCTTCTAGGGATGAGCAGCCCCCGCCACAACCCCGCCGTATGATTCTCCTAGAGGGTTGATGCGAGAGCGATACGGAGAGGGGGAAAAGGAAATAAAATGACGACTTTTGGAGATCAGGTTTTTGAATTTGGCGGAGCACCTGTAAGTGGTGGGCGTTATACCAATCCATTTGCTACACATTGGTTTGTTGATGGCAATAGTGGAGAAGGTAACGATGGTTTTGATGGTAAAGCCCCCAATCGTGCGAAAGCCACGATTGATGCTGCCGTTCAACTCATGGGCGTTGGGGATGTGCTTTACATTCGCCCCAAGCATTATGTGGTAGGAACAGGTCACGCTAGATATGAAGAATGTGCTACGATTGATTTGGCACAGAGCGATATTAGCATCATAGGTGCTGGTTATTCGCGCAATAACGAGTTCGGCGTTCGGATGAAGTGCGACGGTACAAGTCTATATTGTATTGATTCTTCGGCACCTTCTGTTCACGTTGAGAACATCGGATTATTCTCAAGTAGCGGAACATACACAGCGTACTTTAGAAATAACGGTGCGACAAATACGCAGCGAAATGACGGAGTGACGCTGTACAATGTCAACTCTAAGGGCAGCCCACTCTACATTCAGGGTGGACAGGCCACTAGGGTTATCAACTGTGTGTTCAACAATGCCGCTGGTGAACTTATCCTCGCGGATAACACGGTTACTGGTGTGAACCAACTTGTGCGTGGTTGTCACTTCTTGGATACCGCTCAATCAACTGCGGTAACGCATCCGCATGTGTGGGCACCTGGGGCGAATGTTGTTGACCTGTGGGTTGACCATTGCTATTTCGGTCTTATCCCTACTACGACAGCGTACTATATCCAAATTGATGGTGCACAGGCTAGTGGAATGGCTACGGGTTGCTATTTTAACCAAACCAACCTGGACACAGACACAGATGTGGACGTGAGCGGAAGCAACTTCATGATTGTCGGATGTTACGACAAGACTGGATTAGTGGACGCCACTGACGATTAATGATTCATATGGGCGGGGAAACCCGCCCTTTACTTTTTATGGGACACACTAATGCACATTATTATCAAAGATAATAAACCAGATAAATTTGGAAAAACTCGCTCGGAAGCCGAAATGAACCTTCGTAAAGAATGGGGCGGCTCTATGAGTGATGAGCAATTAGATAAACTGAAATGGATGGAGCGAAAAATCAAAGAGAAATACGGACAAACAAAAAATTATATCGGATTAGACCGAGTTGATGAAGTGAAATAATGGCGTTTAAAGTCGCTTATCACAGTGTCACATCTTAGCATGTCGTTCCATGTTCAACAGGGAACGCATACCAAAGGTATTCCAAGGGCATATTGTTATTATTGTCAGAAAACATCTGGACTGAATATCAATATGTATACCGAGGATAAACCAGAGCCGTCGTTACGGTGTCCAGTATGCGGATATTGGGAGGAGTTTGATGATAGGGGATAAGTGGGAGAGGACTAAGGATATTCAGGGACATAGAGCATTATTCTCTATCAAGTGTAGGCATTGTGAGTTGGATATGGAATTGTTCGATTCTCGGATTACAGATGTGCATGGGCAGATAGATTGGGCACCGAGAGAATGTAACCGCATGGTTTACAAGTGCCCCGAATGTGGGGCTATTGCACAGTTTGATATTACAGACAAACATCCTTATTTGCAGGAAATCGTACATAAAAGGAAGATGGCATTAAAGCCACCGCAAAAAATACGTCCCAGACCGCTACCGCCTCCAACAAAAGGGAAACCAATAAGGCTTACTCTTTGGCAGAGAATACTCAAGTTTTTTAAGAGATGGTAGTTGAGTTTGATAGAGATAGCGAACGGGTTATTCGGGCACAGGATAATAACGGAGAATGGTGGAAACTTGAAGGTGAGTGTCGAAGGTGCGGTCAATGTTGCAGGGATTATCCAGAGCCTTGCGAACACCTAGATTATGAGATTGTCAATAACATGAAACTTGCTAAGTGCAAGATACAGCGAGGGGGATTAGGAAAGCCTTGGGGATGTATGGTGTATCCGAGGAATCCTGACGAGGCATTATATCCTGATTGCGGATTCAGGTGGATTAAAGAGTAATGGGTCACGCTACATTTACCCCGAAACAAAAAAACTGGCGGTGGTATAAAGATGACGGCGCATCTCCGACTGAAGCACTTGGCGATGAGATTACAAAGCCGACCCTGCCGGACAATACGAGTAAGATAAGGCTTCGGGTCAATCTTAAAGAAACGGCTGGTGCAAGTGCTAATAACCAAACTATTACTCTCGAATATTCCACGAATGATGCAGATTTTACAGCCATGGGGGCGGCAAACCACTGGGATTATGCAGATGGACAGGCTACAGAGGGCGATACATTATCTGTTCTCAAACTTGGAGATACGGACACCAAGGCGATTTATGAAGAAGGTGGCGGTGGAAATTATTCTTATCCTTCAGGGAATGAGGCGGCTGAATGGGATGTCTGTGTTGTTCCCACGGGGAATGTATCTAGTAATACTACATATTATTTTCGTTGTTCGTTAGAGGGTACGGAAGTACCGCTTGATACGGATGAAACACATCCTCAAGTCTTAACAGCAACGGCTTCACAGAGTGTTACCGCAGAACCCAGTGAGCAGGTTCTTACTTCTTCGTTACCGTCACCGACTGTAACGGCTCAAAGACAAGTTGAGGTTACGCCTAGTGCACAAGCAGTAACTTCATCTTTACCTGCTCCTATAGTTACGGCAGAAATTAATGTTGAGATTGCAGGAAGCGTTGTTACTATCACATCGAGCTTGCCTTCACTTACTGTTACTGCACAAAGGCAGGTGGAAAAAACGCCATCTGTACAGGTGGTTTCTGCTTCACTCCCTGCCCCAACTATAACAGCACAACGTCAGGTAGAGGTTAGTCCGAATGTTCAAACAGTTACTTCGTCTTTGTCTGCCCCGACTGTCATAACGGGATTAGATGTTGAAGTCTCGGCTACTGTAGTCACCGCGACGGCGAGTTTACCAGCACCGACGGTAACCACACAGAAGCAGATCGAGGTTACTCCGAGTGCACAGACAGTCACCCCATCTTTACCATCGCCTGTAGTTACGGCACAGAGGCAGGTTTTAGTTGCGGTCAATGCACAGGCAGTCACATTTTCATTGCCATCGCCGAAGATTACGATTGGAACAGATGCCTTGGCTTCGCCGTCAGTTGTGGATTTAATATTTGGTTTAGAAACACCCACGATTTCGACCCTGCCTGTGGGGGTAAACCCATTGATGGGATACGATGATTTATACCTCAATTTACATATATAGGATTTAACATGGCAAATACATTTGTGAGTTCTTCGAATTTATACATTTTGGATGAAACGGGGGCGGTTACTACTAACCCCTGTGTTATAGAGCGAATTGTATATTTTCCAGCGGTAGCTGCGGACGACCTAATTCTTAACAACGCTGCTGGAGGGAATGCGGTTCTTTTGAAAGCAGGGGCTTCGGATGCTTCTCCTGTTCAATTCAATTACGCCGGATACAAAAAGAGAGTTCACGGATTAACAGTGAACACAATAGATGGTGGTACTGCATACGTCTATCTGAGATGAGGAAACATGAAGAAGGTCTGTTGTTGCGTTCCGTTGTCGTGGGATTATCTACCTGCACAGTTTTTCAAGAGTTACTGTGAAATGTCACAGTATGCCATCGGTAAGTACGGCATGTCCATCACAAGCAACCGCAGTTGCTACATGGACCACATGCGTGACCAACTTGCCAGTATTGCTATTAAGGAGGGGGCTAATTACATCCTGTTTCTCGATGCCGACCAGACATATCCTGCCGATACTCCAGAACGGCTTATGAAGCATGTCGATTCTGGGAAGCTCGTTGTCGGTGGAGTGACACCTGATAAAAGGGATGGGCGACCTTTGGTGTATAAGTTTGGCGACAGAGACAAGATACGGCGATTAGAGCCTGATGAGTTCAAAATCAATCAAGGGTTAAAGTCCGTGGACTGCATGGGGTTTGGTGGAATCATGGTACATCCAAAGGTGTTCCGCAAGATGAAACCGCCCTATTTCAAGATGTCGTGGGATGAGGAGAATCGCCAGTTGTTGGGCGAGGATGTGAAGTTTTATCTCAACTGCCGTCTGTACGGCATTCAGCCGTGGTGTGATACAGACCTAGTATACGGTCATGTATCAAATCGTATTATGAACGTGCATGAGGACTATCAATGACGCACAAATGCAATCCGATGACGATGGCAATCAACGATGGTCTGATTCATCCCGCCGGACAACTAATCCCAGGCAAGAATAAGATGTATTCAGAGTTGCCATTTCTGAAGAGGATATGTCCGTTGACGGGGAATCTATACTGGCGACAAATTACACATTGTCCATTCGACGGAGAACCGTTGTGAGTGTATGGGAAAAGGATGATGAAACACTTGTCGGGCTAAAAGCATCGTTGAGTCCCATGTGCTTATTTCACAGGGATACACAGCCGACAGAGATGGAACTATTCGATACGAAACTACTCCACTTCAAGCTGCATCCTGAGTATGTGGATGAGCCGTGGAGTTTCGCGATAGACGTTGACCTCATGTGCAGATACTGTGGCTGGCGGGATTTATACGGCGTGGCAATCAACGAAGAACATTTTTGGGAACAGGCAAAGCTGTCCGAAAAGCTGATGCTCAAAGAACTGATACGGACATTCTGGTTCAAGAAGCCGTTGCTGGTGTTGAAGGGGATTTATATTTGGCTAAAAAGAAAAAAGACAATCCGAAAGAAATCGTTATAGAACGCACTCCTGGGTGGGAACGCACGAATGATGTTCAGGGGCATTCCCCGAAGTTCCCTATTCACTGTTTCAGATGTTCCGATCAGGGGAAAACAATGCCGATGGCACTACGCCATTCAACGGTTTATTTAGAAGATGCTGATGAACCAAGTGACTGTGGTATCAATCACATGGCTTATAAGTGTCCTCGGTGTGCATGGTTCATCACATTCCATGTAGTTGACGAGGGAGAGTATCTGAAACGAGTGCTTGAGGATTTCAGGCATGGAAACCAGAAGCTAGTCCCAGAGTGCGACAACTGGTCTGATGAACATGAGGAAATTGGGCGACAACTACAGGCTTTAGGTTATTGGGGAGGTAACTAATATCAAACGAGATGATGGGATGCTGGCAAGAAGATCCTACGGCGAAGTTTGGATTGCGGTGTACGTTTCATCCCAAATGCCCGTTCTGCAAAACACCGCTAAGAGTTCTCACTACAAACTTATTGGATTTTAAACTAGATGAGGAACAGGAGATTAATAGCCATGCTTTGGACGTGGACTTTATGTGTCCGGCATGTGGGTACTTGGATATCTTTGGCGTGGCTATCAGCGAAGAACATTGGGGTCGGATACTCAAGCTGTTGGCGGATCTAATGGAAAAGGAAGAGGCGGTTTATTTGGGTGATGTAGAAGAGATTCGCGGAGAGAAAAACGTGGTTCATGGAGTGAGTGTAAAACACACACCTCTATGGGAACGCACTTACAATATTGAGGCACATAAGCCGAAGTTCGAGGTTAAGTGTTTTCATTGTGGCGAGGACATGACGTTGCGACATACCACCTTGCACTATCACGATGACGGAAGTCATGAATACGAACTGAATCAGGCTTGTTATAAGTGTGCAAGATGTGGATGGTTTATACGCTTCAATATCATAGATGAGGTGTCATACCTCAAGGAAATACATACAAAATTTAGGAAAGATATTATCCATCACCCTCCGGTAGAGGAGTGGTCTGAGGATAAGGAAAAAGAGAGACAATTAAAGTCTTTAGGCTATTGGGGAGGAAGATAATGGCTGACGTGATCTATAATTCTTTCAAAAGTAAGATTATGGACGGGTCTATTGATTTAGATACCGATACCATAAAAGTGGCACTTGTCACATCGAGTTACACGCCGAGTCAGGATGACCATGAAGATTTCGCAGATATTACCAACGAGGTAACTGGTTCTGGTTATTCGGCTGGTGGGGCTACGCTTTCAAATAAATCCGTATCAACCGATGATACAGATAATGAAGGTGTGTTTGATGCCAATGATGTGACTTGGGCAAGCTCTAGTATTACAGCTAGGGGTGCCGTTGTTTACAAAGATAGTGGAACCTCTACGACCAGTTGGCTTATCTGTTATTTGGATTTTGGTTCGGACAAAACTTCAAGTAATGGGAATTTTAAAATCGCCTGGAATGCAGAAGGAATAGTCAATTTGGGTTAGTGCCAAAGATAGTTTTAGTGCGGGTGAGATTCTTGAAGGATTTTGCCTGTTGCTATAACAAGGGGGATGAAGCCAGTTTGCTCAAACAAATAGTAGATGTATTGGCAGATAGGGGAATAGTAGAGATTCTATGACCACGTATTATGTAAAGCCTACGGGGAACGACAGCAATACAGGGTTAGGAACTTCTGATGCCCTGGCGTGGAAAACCATAGGCAAAGCGAACACAACGCTCACGGCGGGGGATACTGTGTATATTATGGCTGGGACATACTATGAGCAGATTAAGCCCAGTAATTCTGGAACATCAGGTAATTACATCACATATTCCCGATATGATACGGATACAGTTAATCTTTATGACCAGTCAACATTCGTTGATTTGCGACATAGAGATTACATCCGAGTCCTGTATATTCGCTGTGAAGATACCGATCCGAATAACAATACCACTTCTAATGGCGGATGGGTAAATCTTGGATATGGACAGACTGATGACGGGGCAACGTATTGTGTAATTGATGGATGTTATTTTGAACGAGTCAATCAATATAATGGCATCTATATGCACGGTACGGACTGTCATCATAACCAGATTCTTAATAATACACTGGTTTGTCGCTGTGATTCTGGAGAGCAGGTTAGCAATACTGGACCCGCAGATGCCATTGCCATCAAATATGGGGCACACCACAACCTCATAGCAGGCAATACGATTACAGATGCTTCTCATGCATGTATTGATATTTATGGTGGAAATGAGGGCACTGGACAAAAATGTTCTTATAATATTATCCGAGATAATACTATAACCACACAATGGCATGCGGGAATTATTATTGATAATAGGGCACCAGGGGAAACATCTGATTACAACCTAGTAGAAAATAATACGATTTATAATTGCGGTTCAGGGTGCAGTGCCTCAACTTGTCCAGAAAATCTTTGTGGTTCGTCTGGAGATAGGTCGCGTCCAGACCATGAACACACGGCATTCCAGCATGGAACAAGCCATACGATATTTAGGAATAACAGTGTTTATGGAAATGGTAACGGTTTTTCCATGACGGGAAATTATGCCGAAGATGCCAGAATCTTTAACAATACATTTTACAACAATTTGCGTGGACAAGAAACAAACACCAGTGGAGACTGCCACGATAATGTAATTAAAAACAATATATTTTATAACAATTCGGAACTTGCCATGAGGATGTATATATCAGGCAGTCCGAATGATAACGAGGTCTGCTACAATCTTTTTGAGAGCGGCGCAACATTCAACGAAATGTTGGATGGGACAACCAATAATGGTGTTAGTCTTTCATGGATGGAGAGTACATTCCCGTCCGAATGGCATGATAATGTAACTGGTAATCCTCAATTCACAGATGCCGACAATGCCGATTTTACCCTTGGCTCTGGCAGTGATGCTATAGATGCGGGGGATTGGCTGACCACAACGGCTAATGCGGGTTCAAGTAGTCTTGTTCTCATGGTAGAAGATGCCAAATATTTCAGTGATGGATATGGATTACAGGACGGTGATTATATCCAGTTCCAGGGACAAACATCCACATATCAGATTGATAGCATCAATTATGATACTGGACGAATAGACCTTGCTACTGCGGCGACTTGGACAAGCGGATTAGGAGTATCTTTAGTCTATAAGGGAACAGCACCGGATATCGGGGCTGAAGAATCTATTGCATCTGAGGATGTGTCAATAAATGTCAACTGTCAAACATTGACATTTAGCGTTCCGACTTATTCAGCACAGGGTGATTTGGTTGTCAGTGTAAATGTGGCAACTGTTTCCGCATCATTTCAATTGCCATTAGTGAGTATTGTTACCGAGGGCGCAGAAGGAGGTAATGTCCTTACGGATGGTGGGATTGAGAATTGGGACGATGCAAATACGCCATCTAATTGGGGAAAGTCAGAGAATGGCACATCTACTGTTAATCGAGAAGCAGTTGATGTTCATGCCGGAACATATTCTGCTCGATTAGATGTAGATGCATCAAATTCGTATGTTGATATCAGACAAGATATTACGTTGGTTGCAGAGACAGATTATGTTATTAGATTATATTATAAAAATTCAGCAGGAAGCAAAACCGCTGGAGTCACCTTACACGATACTGCCAATAATGTTTATTTAAAATCTGACGGTACTTTTCAGGGCAGTTCCACCTCTATTTCATTAGCCAATCAAACAGATTGGACTAAGTATGAATTAGATTTTACTACACCAGCAACCTACACAGATTATAGGTTGCATTTCAGAACGGCAGATGCGGCAAGTTCTTCTATTTATTTTGATGCCGCGGAGCTTAATGAGTATTCAATTGGTAGTGCTGAAATTAGTGCTAATACACAGACTCTTTCTTTTTCTGTGCCGGAATATTCTGTTTCATCTGATGCCAATGTATCGGCAGGTGTGCAGGAATTAACATACTCTACACCAACTCCAACGATAACCACTACAGGAGAAAGTGAAGTGGCAACAATATATTATGTAAAAAATGATGGAGATGATGATAAATCGGGCACATCTGATGATAATGCTTGGAAGACAATAGCAAAAGTTAATGCCTCGTCTTTTACGGCGGGAGATTCTATAAAATTTAACAAGGGAGACACTTGGCGCGAACAGTTAGTCCCCCCATCTTCTGGTTCTAGTGGTAGCCCTATTACATTTTCATATTATGGAACTGGAAATGCCCCGATTATTAAAGGCTCTGATTTAGTAACGGGATGGACTCGCGGAGATTGGGTATACATTTTACAGTGTGATGATAATGCTGCAAGCACTGTCGTGTTAAGCTCTGGAACAGACGATACGTCTTGGATAGCCAGTGGCAACACATCAACGCTTCACTCAGATACCGCAAAAACGGGTACTGGGTCATTCGATATGAATGGAGACAACCGATATATCTATACTGATGGAAACTGGACAGACGAAAGCGTTACTTTTCAATTTTGGTGGCGACCCAATGATGCTACAGCTAGTGCCTATGAATTTATTATCGGAATTAACGATGGAGATGATTCTTCTGAAGCGAATGAAATAAATATTGTGAGACATGGTGGCTCTGATGAATTGGCAATCAGAACAAGGAACGCTGCTGACAATGGGGCAACAAGCTATCAAACCAGCGATTTTTCCCCCAGTGCAAATACTTGGTATCAGATACGAGTTGAAATAGGGGACTGCTCGGTAAGTCCGTGGACAGGTATTGCCATCAAATATCGCACGGATGCCTCTGCGAGTTGGACTACTCTTACGGGATCGTGGACTAATGGCAATCCGATGGCAGCCACATTAAATAATCCAGTAAGAATCGGCATTGATGATACAGAAGACCCCGATGCTTTTATTGATGATGTTAAGGTTATGGCAACCAGCGGTTCTGCAACCATCTGGGAAGCATATTGCGACACTGAGCCAAACCTTGTGTTTTTCGATGGAACAGAAGGGAATGCACAAACAGTATTGGCTGATGTAGATTCAGAGAATGATTGGTTTTGGCAGGATGATGTTTTGTATGTTTATTCTACTACTGATCCAGATACGGCTTACACTTCTCCTGGTATTGAAGCCGGTGTTAGAAATAGCTGTGTGTCTGTGGCAGATAAAAATTATGTTACCCTTGATGGATTGCATATTCAACATGCAAATGGAACGTCCAGTAGCGGTGTGGGTGCGACTGGGACAACCACGAATCTTACTGTGCAAAATTGCTCGATAGATTACATCGCTGGTGCTGGAATATGGCTTTATCGCTGTGGCGTTCCGCATACTGTAGATACCTGTATTATCCATGATTGCGGGCGACATGGGGTAAAAATAGATAGGCTTGTTTGTACCTCTAGCAATATGGGAGAAGTGAAGGATTGTACTGTTTATAACACAGATAGAGATGGGATTAATATTGAGGGTGATTATTGGGTGGTGGAGAGCAATACTGTTTATGACATCGCTGATGGATTAACTGATATGCAGGGCATACAGATATGTGCAGGGACTACAAATAACTATGGCAACAATAATATCATCCGTTACAATTTAGTTTATAATGTCAATAATGGTACAGATACAGGTGATGGTAGTGGAATCAACCTAGATATTTATGCCGACAATAATCAGGTCTATTACAATATCGTTTACAACTGTGACGGTGCGGGAATACTGCTTTACCGCTCTCACGGGCATGAGGTTTATAACAATGTCTGTTATGGAAATGCACAGGGAACAAACACATTTCATAGAGCAGAGATAAGATTAGCGGCGGATGCTGGAAACGAAACTTATGATTGTATAGTAAAAAATAATCTCTGTTATCCTACGCATGCTTCTGCATATGCTATTACGGTTGATGCAAATGCTACACCAGAAGATAATACCATAGATTACAACTGCTATTATAAATCTTCAGGAGACTGGTGGAAATGGGGGGCAAGTACAGGTTCTACAATAGCCACATGGCGATCTGCAAGCAGTCAGGGGGCACATGA